TCGTCAGAGGCGTACTCTGCGGCGCCTGATCGAAATAGATCCGCGAGCCGAGCATCAGCGTCGAGTTCAGGATGTTGTCGTGGCTCAGCGTTTCCCAGATCCACTGGTTGACGCGGGTGATATCGGCTGACACTCACAAACTCGTGAGGTTCTTCTTCAGACGCGTGACAAATTCGTCGCGCTGCGGCTCAACCGATGGTGTCATGTACGGCTGCGGGTCCATATAGCGCGTGCCAAACTCCACGGGTTCGCCATGCTCTGCTGCCACGCCGATCACGGCTGAATATTCGGCATCCCCGCCGCTGGGCGAGATCACAAAGTCCGGGCGGATCTCTTCGAGAATCGTCACCCGCCGATTCACCCCGCGAGCAGCGGATGTTCGCGTGGTGTAGTCGCTGTCGGTGCCGTTCGTGACATAGATCGACTCGGAGAGCGACCCGGTGTCGCGCGGGGCAATCTGACGAGCGCGCGTCTGGATCTCGGCTGCCGTCTCGTCGACAGCCTTCCGCGTCTGCTCCTTGATGATGCGCGGCAATTGATTGAGCGCACCGATGCGAAGCGTGACCGCTACCGGGAAACTCGCCCGAGCCGTTGCCACGGAATGGGCTCAGGATGTGCCGAGAGAAAACACGCCCACCGTGACGACGGTGTCGGCCGACCAATCCACGAGCACCTGGGCGTTCGCGTCGTTGAACAGGGTCTTGTCGAACGGACCAACGATCTTGCTCGTGCCGGTCGCGACCACGACCGTCAGGTCAGCAATCGCGTAGGCGGTGCTGCCCACGGCATACGTGCCGTTCGTCGTGATCGTCGCCGTGACCGGGGTCGAACCGCCGTTCGCAACAATCAGCGCTTCGCGCCCGGTATTCGGGAACTGATTGCCATTCGGCATATCCACGGCGCCCATCGCGGGCCAGACCGTGCCGGCTGCCGCCGTCGTTGTGACAGTAAGCGAGGTACGAGCCACCCGCTGATCTCCTTCTGGGACTGATCAAGCGCGGCACTGAAAGAACAGGGGCGGCTTGTGGTGCGTAGGGGAAAACCAGACGCGGGCGGCTATCAGGCGGGCCGCGTCTGGGGAATGATTCGCGTTACTTCTTGGGCGGTCCGGCGCGCTCGCGATCGAGCGCAGCGGTCTTAGCATCCTCGGGCAGCAGGCTGAGACGGACGACGCTGTGGCATGTGGGACAGACGGTCACGTCCTGCCACCTACCACACTTCGCACATTGCCAATCGGCCGGCGGTGCGCCTTCACCGGGATACGGCTTCCCACAAAAGCGGCACGCTGCCGCCGTCTCGGGTTCGTCAGCCACGGTCGAGAGCCCTCCCTAGGTGAGTGTTGGTGTTAGCTGTGCGGCGAACGCTTCCTGCGTCACGCCTTCGGGTGTGGCATTCGCCCAGAACTGGGCTTCGCGGATGGCCCCCTCGAGCCGTTGCAGATGGTGCTGCGTTTCCGCGTACGAGCGTTGGAGGTCAGCGAGCCGATTCGTGAACTGCGCGTCGGTGATGCGGTCGCCCGTGCCGTAGACCGGCCCCTTGAGGAGCAATGATTGCTCGGGGATTCGGACCTCGATCCCGCGACCGCGCGCCAACCCGATCAGGTATTCACAGCACGGTCGCTGGTCGGCGTAGTCGCCGCGGGATGCCATATCCACGCCGTAGATATGGATCACCTTAGCCCGTTCGTGGATCGCCAGCGCGAGCATGTAGGCGATGGTCGAGGTCAGGTAGTCGCCCACATCCTCGACGACCTTCACGAACGGGTACCGGGTGCTGTTCGGGATGCCCGGTTGCAGCTGCCACATATACACCGGGCCTTGGAACTCAGCGAGCCAGCCGATGTAATTGGACGGGCGCCGCGCCGCGATCTGAGTGTCGTAGAGCGTGCGCGGATGCATCTCGAACCACACGTCGGCCTCGCGCAGGAAGCCGGCAACGTACAGGTTGTTCTGCCCCCACCGCTCGACATGCGGCGGGAGGTCGTTGACCAGATGCCGCGTGCTCGTGGCCGCGCCGACGATGGCGACCTCTCTCCCCGTCACGTCAGTTCCTGGGCGATCACTTCCAGCGTGATGGAGACGCTCGTCGTCGAGGCGTTGATCACCTCGAATTGGCGTGTGCCCACCGTCAGCCTGTCGGATGGGCGGATATCGGCGTCGTGGGGGAACTGGAAGCGGAAGAAGGCGAGCGACATGACGTTGACGGTGTTCTCGCGTTCGATCGGCGTGATCGGGTAGTGAACAAAGAAGCACGGGTACGAGGCGACCGTCGTGTAGGTATCCGTAAAGCCGCCGGTCGTATCAACAACCTGCGACAACCGCGACACCGACGCCGTATCCATGAACTGCCAGGCAGCCACACGGCGCGCGGCATTGAGGCTGGCCGTTCGGATCGGCATGTCGCGCGCCTACCTAGACCACGTATACGGGGACACGGTAGGTATCGATCAGTTTCCGCGCCATCGGTGGCAACTGCCCCTCGTCCATCGTGACCCGCAACTCCGGCCCAGCCTGATAGGCATGCACGCCCGCCATCGTCAGGTCGAGCAAGGGCCGCGCCATGATCTCGGCCACGATCAGAGCTAACTGCTTGACCCCCGCCGGCAGGTTCGCGAGCGTGCAATAGCCAAAGTTGCCGGTGACACGGACGCTGTTCGGATAGGTTGGGAACCAGTAGCGGCCCGCGTACGACGCCTTGTGGATCGTCGTGTACGGCTTGCCTTTCGCCGGCGCGTTGCGCGGTTCGAGCCAGTAGTCGGTCGGCGTTGCCCAGGTGTACTCGTACGTGCCGTCCCCGTTGGCGTCCGTGACGACCTCGGTCAGGCTCAGGAAGTCGTCGATCTCCAGCGAGAGCACATCGCAGCGCGGATCTTGCGAGTAATAGCGCGTCTCGGTCGGGTTGTCCGCGTCGATATCCGACGAGGCGTAGAAGCGATGGCCGAGGATATCGTCCACCCACCGTGAGGCGCCGCGCACGACGTCCATCCATGCTCGGTCGCGGTCGTTGTCCTGAATGTACAGGCGTTCCTTGATCTCCGAGACGGTCGCGTACAGGAACTCTGTCATGCCGCCATCGCCGGTACGCGGCTATGCGCCCATTTCAGGATTGACGTTGCGACATACTCGCGCTCTTCGGGCGTGACCCACCACCCGACCGGGATAGCGAGTTCCCGAGACGCGAAGGCGGCGACACCGGGAAGGTACGTGCGCCAGGAAGAGAAGGCGGGATGTTCATCGTTGCGACGGTGAACGGGAGAGCTAGCAACGCCAACCGACGACAAGTAGCGTGCCAGCCCAGCCCGATCCTCAACGAGCAGGGTGTAAAGCCACCACGACGCGGACGGGTCGGTCGGGGGAACCATGATTCCCGGCGCGTCGTGGAGGCTCCGGCTGTACCACGCGGCGTTTGCCCGATGCTGCTCAACAATCCACGCTGCGTGCGGAAGATTCGCTAGTCCAATGCTCGCCGCGATGTCGTTCATGTGGTACTTGAAGCCGACCTCGTGAATGTCCTGGGCACAGCGGAAGTCAGCCGACGAGCGACGGTCGAGGCCGTACCAGCGCAGCAAGCGTGCGCGTTCCATCTGTTCGGGCGGGGCGAGCAACGCCCCGCCGTCGCCTGTCGTGAGATGCTTGATGGCCTGGAACGACCACGCGATGTAGTCGCCTCGGTTGTCCATGTCGACCATCAGGTGGTGCGCGGCATCCTGAATGACAGGCACGCGACGCAGTTCGTGGCTTGCCGTACGGAGCGCCCAGTAGTCACACGAGCGGCCAGCCCAATCGACAGCCATGATCGCCTTCGTGCGCCGCGTCACCTTGCAGGCGACATCCTTCGGATCGATCAGCCCGGTAATCGAGTTCACGTCGGCCCACACGATCTTCGCGCCGCGGTTCGCGATGACGCCGTTCGTCGCGGTACAGGTCATCGGTGTCGAGATCACCTCGTCGCCCAAGCCAACACCGATCAGGTGCAGCGCGAGATCGAGGGCGGATGTGCAGGAGTTGAGCGCCAGCGGAGGGGCTGCGGCGTGGACGAGTTGTCCGAACGCTTCCTCGAACTCCTGCACACGCGGTCCCTCGCCCAGATACCTCCTCCCGTGTTGGTCGGGAGCGAGCGTGGATGCTACGCGCTCAACGGCGTCCGGGGCGACGAAGGGTCTGAACAGATCGACTTGGCTCACTGGCGCATCACCGAAACCGTCACCTCGGCACCCGCGACGAGCATCAGCTCCACGCCCTCGATGCCCATCTTCGCCATCAGGTTCCGCCACGCCTCGATAACCGCGTCGCGCTCGCTGCTGGCAATAGGCCGCTTCACCCGCATGAGGACGATGTCGCCCTTCTGGAGCCGCATCAGGTGCGCCTTGCTGATATGGATCTGATGCTCAACCCGCACGACGGGGAGATCGGCCAAGGCGTTTGTCATCTCCGCGCGTCTCCTCGTAGGACGGTCCATGTCTCGTATGACATCTCGGGCACGAGCGCGTAACCCGCCTTCTCCGCAGCTCGGATCGAGGCCACGTTCGCCGGTCGGCACGCGGCGTAGACGGCGTCATCCGTCCAGCGTTTGCGCTGATCGAAGTAGATATGCGTGCCGATGCCCTGCCCCTGATAGTCGGGGCGCACGGCCAGCGATACCCACAGATGCTCGCCTCGGCGTGTGACCATGCCGTACCCGACGATCACGCCATCGATGCGGTAGACCAGTAACCGCGGATGGGTGGCTCGGAACGCCTCCTGCATCTCGGGCGTGACCTCGTGGGTATCCGTCATCCACTCGCGGCCTGCGTTGCGGATCAGGCGCACCGACTCAAAGTCCTCGCGAAAGTGCGCCGTCCCTACGGTGATGTCCAAGGCAGTCGTCATGCCGCGAGCCTCCGTAGGGGGAAATCCGCTACCCGCCAGGACGGCGGCGTTAGCCCAACCAACGCATCCGTATCCAGCCTCAGCCCGTTCAGCCAACACTCGACGAGGAACTCAGGCGCCAGTGGCTGCTTGCCTCGGATGCCGTTGCCGGGAAACTCTTGCTGAATGACGTTGACCGTGGGCACGACGAGTCGCGACGTGGCGAACGATGCCATGTGCCGAAGGCTCGTGTGCTTGCGCCAGACGGTCGCGCCGCGCGCTTCGAGCTGGCTCGGAGAAGGCGCGCCGACCTTGTCGACGACCTCGCGCACGAAAGCGGTCGGATACACCGTCCCGAGCACTTCCCACGGGTACGCCCAATCTCCGAGGCTGTGGCCGTGCGACACGTCCCAGACCAACCTGTTCTCCGTTGCGTGGGTGAACACCGGCTGCGGCAGACTGACCGCGAACATATCGCGCGTGACGTTGCGCCCGAGTCGCAGGCTCATGCCGATGATCGGCGGGTCGTAGTCGAAGGCGCCGAGGATCTCACCGTGGTTCAGCGGCGCTACGAAGACCACGTCGTCGCAGCCGAACGAGGTGAACGGCACCTTGTCATCAATCAACTGTGCAACGTCACCCGCGAAGTCGTCTCCCTCGTTCCACCACTCAACCTGCTGGAACTCTGCACGAACCCAGTCGTACGCCACCCTGTACGGCTCGTCCTCGCGCACGAGCACGCTCACCTTGAGATCCCGCGCATCGCCCTGCCACTGCGCGTACAGCGACGTCAGATAGCCGTGTAACTGCAATGGGCGCGAGCGGGAGAAGCAGATGAACTGGATAGGCTGCAAGGGGACTTAAAAAGCTCCTACGAAGTCGGTGATGATCTGCGACACGTACGCCGTGCCCTCGGGATCGTCGAAGGAGGCCAACCCGATATAGAAACCCTGCTCATGGACGAGGTCCGCGCCGGGCAACGGGCCGGTAATCACTCGCTCGTCGTTCCGGACCGCTGGCTGCTTCGCGAGGTTGCCCGCGATTATCGGCCTCGTCTCGATGCCGTGGTCGTTCAGGTGGCGGCAGAGATCGTTGCGCGTGTACGGGGCCAAGAGCGACACCATGAGCGGGTAGCCATGCCAGGATGGCTCGCACTGCGGCAACACGCGCGGCCTGGTGAGATAGCCGTTATTAGCGATCCCACTCACGAGACGGTCGTAGTTGCCCAGCCGTGCTCGTCGGAACCCTTCGAGCCGAGTCAACTGGACGGTGCCAAACGCCCCTTGCAGCTCGGTGGGACGCACGTTGAATCCCCACGTCGGGAACCAGAACCGATAGTCTGCCTGCGGCTCCCAGCCGTGCGAACGCATCAGACGGTACGAGCGGTCGGACTCCTTCGAGTCGGTGACCACCATGCCGCCTTCCATCGTGTTGATGAGGTGGCTGAAGAAGAAGGAGAACGCCGCCGCCTGCCCGAACGTCCCGACGTGCTGCCCGTTCCATCGCGCGCCCATCGCTTCGCAGCAGTCTTCGAGCACCGTCAGCCCATTCGTGTGCGCGAGCCACGTCACCGCGTTCATATCGCCTACAGCGCCGAGGACGTGGACAGGGAAGATGGCGCGGGTGAAGGTGTTGATCTTGTCTGCGAGGTCCGTCGCGTTGAACTGCAACGTATCGGGGTCAACGTCCACCAGGCGCACCCGGTAGCCGGCCATCAGGCAGGACGACACCTGAGTCGGCCACGTCACCGCGGGCACGAGCACCTCGTCGCCGGGTTCTGCCGGTCCTAGACCAAACGCGATGAGGAGGTCTGCGCTCGAGCCGCTGTTTACCATGATCGCGTGTTCGCGCCCAACGTAGTCTGCAAACGCCGACTCGAATCGGCGCACCCTCGGACCGCACGTCGTCTGGCCGGCGCTGAGCGTCTCGATAACTGCCTGGATCTCGCGATGGTCGTACGTGGTGTACGCCAGCGGATACCGCGCCGGCTCAGCGGCAGGAAGAGCAGAGCACATCAGAACCGGACAAGGAGGACGCCTTCTTCGTACATATCGGGTCGGTCGGGCATCACGCTGAGCGGTGCGTCGACGAACTGGTAGACCGGGCCACCGAGGACTGGCCCGAATCCCTTGACGCCGTTTCGGAAGTTCCAGATGACGACCCCGTGGTCGCAGGCGCGGGCGACTCGGTGCTCGTACCACGCGCGCGTCTCGGCATCGAACTCGCTGAAGGCGTAGGCACTGAACAGGAACCGCGGAGCTGTGGTTCGCCTGAGTGCCGTCGCCACCTGACGCTCATCCAGCCCGTTCACGGCGTAGTACGGCACGTCCAGCGCATCAGCCATGCGGTTCTGGAGGTCCGCCGCCTCGGGCAGATCGACGATCGTGTAGGCATCGATAGCGAGGTCCGGGAACAGCCCCTCCAGACGGTGGACGTACAGGGCGAGCCCGCCGTAACCGCCACCGATCTCAACGATGTGCAGACGATCCATCCCGACCTCGTCGGCATGCGTCAGCAGCCTCAGCGATTGGCTCAGGTAGCGCATGTTCGAGGGAGAGCACACGAGGCCAAGGGTCGGGAACAGGGCGGTGTTGGGCTTCCCGTAGCGGTCGTTCTCACTGACGAGTTCGGGCAGCAGCGCGGCGACCGCAGGCCAGAGGCCGGGGTACTCGCCCTGGACCTGTTCAAGGAACTGGCGACCCTGTGCGGGGGTGACGTGTTCGAGGATGCGCGTGTAGAGCGGGTCAGCCTTGAACGTCCACTCGGCGGGTTTCTGCGTTGCCACCTGGCGCAAGAGTTCGCGGTAGTCGGCGTAGTTGACGGTCGGGGTGGGAACGGTCACACGCACACCTCGGCCTCTGCCCGCTTCTGTTCGTGCCAGTTCGCGCTGTACTCGCCCTGCCAGCCCGGCGCACACTCGTAGCCGAGGCGATAGGCGATGTTCTGCCGTGAGATCCGCGCGTAGTTCCGAGCGTTGCGCGCCTCGTGGTACTCGCGTCCCAGGTAACGGTAGTGCAGGAGTCTGAGCGGATCATCCGCTACCCATGAACGGACCGACGGACCGTACACCTTGATTTCGTGCTTGCCAACTTCCCAACGAATGCTGAGGGTCGGGTTGAGGATGCAGGGCTTGCTGTAGCGATCGTGCTCGAAGCCAACGTTGATCTCGTCGTAAATCTGGTATCTGGTTGTAGGCGGCGCATCCGCGATCATCCCGTAGCCCTGCACCGCGGGGAGCGTGATGCCCGCTGCCTTCAGCTCGTCGAGCCGCTCCGTCATGCCGCGCGGGTGGTACAGAAACTCGTCGGCGTCGACCCAGATGATCCAATCGGCCTGACCGCGGGCCTCGACGTAGACCGCGTTCGCGAGGCCGACGAACTCGATATCGTCCAATCCCTCGAACGGGTATGGACGCACCTCAGCCCCGCCCGCGCGCGCGAGGTCCGGCGTCCCGTCGTCCGACTTGTCGTCGTAGACGATCATGCGCTCGCAGAAGGTCGCGTAGTGCCGCAGCAGGTACGGCAGCATGAGCGCCTCGTTGCGTGCGACCGTGTACACCCACGCTGTCATGCAGGCCGCGCGTAGCAGACGATCTTGTCGATCCACACGGCGGTCTGCACGCCTCCGCACTGCATGACGCTCGTCATGACCCAGTCAAAGTCGCCCGTGTAGTCGCAGGAGAAGGCGCCCGCTCGAGCAGCCGGCGTGACCAGGCAGTGCCCACCGACCTGATGCCGTATGAGCCGCCCCTTCGTGTTCCAGAAGATCAGCCCGTTGTGATACGACCTGAACCGAAACAGCAGCGGCTTGCCGGGATGTTCTTCCGCCGCGGACCGCATCGCGTCGACCGCGTCGGGCGCCCACACGTCGTCATCATCGTTGACGTGGATGTAGTCGCCCTTCGCGAACCCCACCGCGTGATTGAGTTGGCAGTGGCCGTAGCAGGCGTGACCTGCGTCGTGAGCGATGTACCGGAAGCCTCGGCCGTACGAACGCACCGTCGCTTCGACACCGGGCAACTCCCCGCCGTGCGTATCCCCGACGACAATCACCTCGTCGCCTGGAGAAGCAAGTTGCGGCGCGATCGAGTCGAGACAGCGCCGCAGTGGCCGGTCCTCGCGGTGCGTCGGAACGAGAAACGAGAACGTCGGCGTGCCTACTTTTTTGGGACGCTCGCCTCTTTCGGGGCTTCCGCGAGCTTCTCGTACTTGGACTTGAATGTGCCGCTGGCCTCACGCCACTGGTTGTTGCGCTGATTCCAGATGTAGACCTTGCCGCCCGATTCGACGACGCCGTCCTGCGCCGGCTCAGCGTCCGCGTCCACCGAGCCGATGTGCATGCCGTTCGCATCATGCAGCCGTACTTCCATCTGTCTGCCGTCCTTCGTCTCGTAGTTTGTTCGCACATTCGCTCCAGAGTTGGGGGCGGTTGTTACACCGCCCCTTCCTCTATTAGATAGCGGTCACCTTACTGAAGACCGCTGGCCTCCAGGCGACGAACGCAACTCTCAACTCAGCCAGAATAGTTTGTATATTCCTGATGAATTGATCGTTAATTGTCCCTACCCTAATGCTGCCTTGTTCCCTGTCAAACAAAGTGGCACCCATCGACCAGTCACCGACGACAGCCGTGCCTTCCGTCATCGCCTCGGACTCGACAACCGGCATGCCCCAAAGCGTCACTGGTCCCTGCATGCTCGGTGGCCCCATGAGATACTGCCCGAGCGTTGCCGTGGCAGCGTTTTCCCGCGCCAGCCGGATCTGTTCCCAGTCGTTCGGATGGAGAACCGCAGCACTTGGGCGCCCGTGGCCTGTCACACGAACGAGCGTGCGACCTTTATAGATGGCGTCCATCGCGTTGTTGTAGGAACCGCCCGCCACCACATTGGTGCCGTTCACCGTCAGGATGCCCGTCAGGTTCTCACCTGAGCCGTTGCCCGAGATGACCTGCGATTCAAGCGTGAGCGTCAGGCCCAGCAAGAGTCGCGTGTCGATGATGCCGCGGATCGCGGGCGCATCGCTGAGCATGCGGTTGGTCACGGGAATCCAGTGCGCCAGGGTCCGCACCGTGCTCGTGGCGGTGCTATACGCCAGCGTTGACTCAGGCTTGACGCCCTGATCACCGAGCGCCGTCGCATTGAAGCCCGTCGCCTCAGCCACGAACGCCGCGCTGTTGGTGAACGTGTCTTCCTTTACGTACTCGATGGTGTCCGACTCGGTCGGTACGCGCGAGAGCAGGTCAAGGACGTTGATCTCACGCTGGAGAATCTCGACAAACCCGGCGCGGTGATCTTCGAGTACGAACGCCTGACCTGACGTACTCGACCCGCCGCGCAAGAGCGCCTTGCGGGCCATTGCCCAATCGATCAGGCTCGTGCCCTCGGCCATATTGACCGCGAACTCCTGGCGTGCGAGCGCTGAGTTGAACGCACCGTCATTCTTCAGTTGGCGGTACTCGCGGTTCTGAAGAAACTGCATGCCCGGCGAAGTCTTGCGCGCGATCTCGCGCTTCTCCTCGTCGTCGTCACGGGCGCTGCCACCACTCGGGCGGAACGATGTCGGCGCCGGTCGCGAGTGACGGTTCAGACTCGCCGCGATGCGGTTGCGCCGCGCCTCGGCGTCTTCGAGCCCAGCTCGCTTGGTTTCGAGATCGTCGACCTCGGTCAGCAATCGCTTGACCTGTTCGACCTCTTCGTTCGGCATGTCAGCCGGGTCGGGATACTTCTTCTCGATGAGATCCGCCCGTTCGAGGCGATCGTCGATCTCCTTCTGGGCTTCGGCCAGACTCATTGACATATCAGTGTTTCTCCAGGTTCTCCACGGCGTGTGCACGAGCACGCGAACGCGCTCGGTACAGGGCCAGTCGAACGAGCAGGCTTTCGGCCGCGTTGCCTTCCGGCGCATCAGCCTTGCGAGCCTCGCTCAGAATCGCCTCGATCCGTGCCTGGGAACCTTTCAGTTCTTCACTCAGCAACGTGAGGACATCGATGTGGGGCTGACTGAGCTTCCGCTCTTCCTCGGCCCGCCGCGCAGCCAGGGCTTCCGCCTCGTCTGCGCCCAGCAGCAACGCTGCTTTGACCTGTGCGATCAGTTCCTCAAAGGGAACGTTCCTATCGATCCCGTTCTTGACGGCCGTCACCTGGGCCTGCTCATTCATCGGGATACTGACCACGCTGTTTTCGAGAAGGTCGACCGTCTTCAGAACCCGCGTCTCGTCGTCCTTCTGCCATTCCCACTCCTGCGGGATGTAGCCGATGCTCATCGACCGCACGGCACCGCGCTTCAGCAACTTGTAGGCATCTGAGCCGCGCTGCGTGTCGATCAGTTCCCACGTACCGAGCAACCCGCGGCGATCAGCCTTGAGGCTTTTCTCGATGCCGATCGGCTCGCGCATGTCGTGCTGCCAGAGCAGCGGGCGCCAGGTACGCGCACGTAGCGTGTTGTCGAAAGCCTTGGACTCGATGATGTCGCCGCCGTGGTCACGGTTGCCGAACGTCGAGGCGTACGCGGTGAACTGCCAGCCGTCCTCGCCTGCCTTCAGGTCGTAGTCCTCCAACGGGACAGCCAGGTATTGCTTCTGTTCAGCCACAAGCGGCTCCTTCTCTGATCCCCGTCAGGCGGGAAGTGCGAGCCGAGGGCGCGACCGGAAGCGGTCTACGGCGTCTGCCCACGCGTCGAGCCAGCGGAACCAGTTGTTCTGGAGGCTGTGCTCGCTCACGACTTTTCTTCTTGCCGCGCGACGTACCGAGCGGCGCAACGTCTCGTTTTCAATCAAGCGACCGATCTGTTCGGCCCATTCCCGCGGCGTCTCGGCTACGAGCGCGTCTACGCCATCGGTGACCTCGCGGCCATACAGCGTCGGACTCACGACGCAGGCCGCGCGCGCCAGCGTGAACTCGTACCACTTGATGCATGTCTTCGCGGTGTTGAACATCAGCGGCGCCACGCTGCAACAGGCGATATCGATGTTGAGCATCGCCCGCGGGTATTCCTGAAGCGGCAGCCAGCGCAGCGCGTGCCGACGATCCTCGGGAACCGCCTCGTACAAAGGCTTGGGGATGTGCCCCTGGATGACGAAGCGCACCTCGGGATACTTCTTCGCGATGATCGACCAGGCTGCCGCGAGCGGCAGGATGTCGGCGTCCTCGCGCGTGCCACCAGCCCATCCCACAGTCAGCGGGGGGACGACGCGGTTGACGCCGCGGAGCACTTCCTTGAACCAGCGCACGTCGATGGCGTTCGGCACCGTGTACACGGGGATATGCGCGGGCGCATAACGCCTGACAACGGTCGCGAGGCGGGGGCTCGAGACGGTCACCCCGTCGCATAGCGGGAGTAGCCGGATGCGTTCGAGGCGTTCCCATTCGAGCTGGTCGCGGCCCTTGGCGGCTTCTGACTCGAACACGCGCATCTGACGATCGACGATGCGGGGAGAGTAGAAGTCGTCGTCAGCCTCGTAGATCCACGCGAGGCCGGCCTTGTGGATCGCGTTGATCCACTTCTCGCCAACCTTGTCGATGGGCCAGACGATGCGCGGGGTGATGACGGCGTCGTACCGTCCCTGCGCGACCAGCGGCAGCACCTTGTCGGATTGGTCTTTGTGGCACCACTCCGCGATGTAACCGCGTCGTTCGAGTTCCTCGAATGGCTGCCACACTCTCCAAAGAGAACACCCAGTCTCGTCGCCACAGATGGCGAGGACACGCGGGGCTTGCGGCACTCAGCGCAACGCAGCGGCGGTCTGGAGCAGTAAGCCCTCGACCCGCGCGACCATCGCGGCGTGCTCGGCCTGCAACTGCATCACGCCTTGCTTGGCATCGCTGATCGTATCAACGATCTGAGCCCGTAACTGGTCGTTCTCGGCTTGCAACCCGTCATTGCGCGACATCGCCTCGGTCAGGTGCTGCTCCACCCGACGTAGGGCCAGGTCGCGCTCGTCGTTCTGCTCGCGCAGGCGCTTCATCTCAGCCTTCGCGTAGACGCCGCCCTTGATATCGGCCCACCTATCACGGATCGCCTTACATGCCCGTACGAGGTCGACCGTGTCGTCTTCGAGCGCGGGGTTGTCACGGCACACGTCCAACGCTTCCGCGATGATGCGCCGCTGGGTGAGCACCTCGCGCACGAGCAGCGACACGTCGGACGGATACCAGGCGCGCAGGCCCTCATCGTTGAGCGGTACGCGGAGGCGTGCGTGGATCTCGCTCAACTGGGCATCACTGAGGCGAACGTCGGTTATCGTCGTCATGGCGGGTTGATCTCCGAGAACACGGGGGCGATCGTCAGGCGGCAGCGCGGATGATTCATGTCAGGCGGGCTATCGAGCGGGTAGATCCGCCCGTTCCTCGCCGCGCAGGGTTGGTCGTAGTCGCCATCGGACGCGCGGTAGCCAGTGACACCACCCAGCGCACGGAAGCGATCGACGTTCGACCGCAGCATCGCGTGTTGGAGTTCTGTCACGGCGACCGTTTCGGGCCGGCTCTTCCACGTCTGCTCGAACAAGCCCTCGATACCGGGGAAGTCGGGGGTGCCATAGGCGATCTCACGCACGGAGAGGCCCCTACGCGTGCCCTCAGCGAGGACGGCGGATATGGCGAACTGTGTGGTCGCGTCCACCTGTACCGCGCGTGCGCGCGCCTCCAGCAGCATGTGGCGGATGGAGACGTTGTCAGGCGGCGGGATGAACCGATTGGTCGACTTCGTGAGCAAGCCGTGGACGGCCCGCAGCATGCCGCCGTAGCGACCGAAGAACAGGTTCGTCAGCGATGCTCGTTCAAGTTCAGCATTCCAGACGAGCGGCGCCTTAGCCTCGACCTCAGCGAGCAGTGCCATTGATCAGCGCACGCTGGAGTTTCCGCTTCTGCTCGTTCTGAAGTTTCCGCAGGTCTTCCTCGAACAGCACCGAGCCCTCGTCGACCAGCATCTGCATCCAATCGTTCCACTGCGGTCCCTTGGCTTCCGCGATACCACGCGAGGCTTCGTTCGCCGTATCGTCCGCGGCAGGTTGCCCTGGAGGCGCCGGTGTCGGCTCGGGTGCGAACTCGGCGCCCGCGCCGTTCGGTAGTGGCGGGAAGCCCACCTCGGCGCGCGCCTCGTCCGGCAGCAGCCACTTGGCCTTGACGGCTTCGGTGAGCCGCTTGTACTTCGCGTCCATGTCTTCCTGAAGCGCGCGGACCTCGGTCAGGTCGTGGGCGATGACGATGCTCTTGTCGTCCGTGAACTCCCGCTTGAGCCCTTTGTTCCACTTCGCCTCGTCCATCGTCCAGAGCGGGACCAGCGTGTTCTCGGTGAAGTTCTCCTTCATCTGCCGAGCTGAGGCGAAGTTGCTCGTCTGCTCCAACCCGACGCCGAGGCCTGCCAGGCTGGCCGGCACCCCCATCACCGCGGCGATGCGCGTCTCGGGGAAGTCGTGGAGCACCTTCAGGTTCAACTGCTCGGGCGAAAAGCCGAACTGTTGCATGGTCGCGCCGCCGGTGACCACCGCGACGTTGCCGCGGTTCTGACCCCAGAACGCATTTTTCGTGCGCTGCTTCATCAACTCGATCTGCTCGGGCGGCGGCTGTGCCGTGTCGGGCAGGCTGAGCACCAGGCCAGGCACGCCGAAGTTGGTTAGCAACGTGTCTGCGAACCGGGTCGCCTCTGCATCCGACGCGACCTCACGCACGAGCCGCTTCAGTGGCGAGAGGCCCTTGCGATGGTCGCGATCATCAACGCCTAGTTTGAAGTGGATAACGTTCTCGACCGGGATCTTCTCGTAGTCGCCGTCCGCGCGCTGGTAGCGGTAGTAGTCGATGAAGTTCGGGCTGTCGCGTTCCGTCCACGGGCCGATGCGTGACGGGCTGACCGGCCAGAGTTCGACGACCTCGCCCGTGCGTTCGTTCCCCGAGCGTGCCTTGACGAGATACGCGTTACCGTCGCAGTGGCGTGCGTAGGCGAGCCACCAGCGGATTTCGAGCATGTCAAGGCTCGGGTTGGGATCGTCGAGCAGCTCCTGCAACGGATTAGCCGCCGGCATCTCGTCGCGCGAGCGATCGGCCTGGACGCGGTACGTGCGGAGCGGCGGCTCGATAGCTGCCTTGGCGTAGGCGAGCAGGCACGCGAAGACGGCCGAGTTGGCGTCCCCGGTGCCTGAGCCCTCGTACGGCTGCGTGTTGGCCGTATAGACGAGGTGGTTGACGTACTGCCAGTTCTGCGAGGGGTCCGAGGGCGAGAACTTTGTCTCTCCCGCTGGGCGTGCGGCTACGGCGGCTGAGAGGTCGTTGCCGCGCAGATAGTCCCAGGCACGAGCCAGCGGATTCGCCATCGATCAGCGTGCGGCAGGTTAGGGCGTGGGCGCGGCGGGATCGTCGGCGTGCAGCGCGGTGGTTGCGGCAGCGAGGCGCGAGGTCGCGAGGTTCAACTGGTCGAGCTGCGCCTGCGTGGGCGGCTGCGACGTGGACAGTTCTGCGAGTGCGGCCTGAAGTTGGGCGATCTCGGTCGTGATCGCGGCCTCAGCGGCTTCGACCGCGGCGGTGTTGGCGTCGAGTGCGGCCTGGAGTTCAGCGAGCGTTGCCATGATGTCTCCTAACTGTGAACGCGTGGTGAGCGCCTCTTGGACGAGCCAGGACACGGCCTGGACGAGATACCCGTTGAAGTCATATTGAGGCGGGAAAGGTGGCGGGTTCGGCATGGAGCGGGAGAGATCCTCTCAGCCGCGCGGGCTTCTCGATCATGCGGTGATAAGTGGGCCATTGGCGCCCGAAGAACGGATGCTCCGGCTCGACAGATGCACGTTCGTCAAGTTGCTCGTCGAGCACGCACTTGCGACAGCAGTGCCGGCAGCACTCGATAGTGGGCTGATGGTCACAGGCTGGATTCATCTGCCCGGTCCTGAGCATCCTTCCTGCGTATCGTGTGCGGGTCCAACAGCGGCGGCACTTCTCGTTTATGGCAGTACTGGCCCGGCTGCGCCTTGCAGTACGTACACGGCTCGTCGAGATCGGCCTGCGTGTAGCGAAACTGCGGCGGGTTACTCTTCGGCATCGTCCTCGTCGGCTATGCGCGACAGGTACAGGACGGTCAGACAGCCGGCGAGGAAGAGCAGGAACGCCCCCATAGCCGTTGAAGGCAGCGGGATCTCCACGTATACACTCCCGGTTTATGCGACTCGCCCTGTTCGCGCTGCCCCTTGTCCTGCTCGCCTGCTCGGTCCCGATCGCGCCAACTGCGCCGGTCCCAACCGCTACACCTGAGCCGCCGGTCACCATCGAAGGGCGGGAAGGCAACTCGCGGCCCTTCACGCTCCAGGGCGGGCATTACACCGCT